GATTGGGTTAAGCCGCCAAACTCACAAGAAACAATCGACAGAAAAGGTTTTAACAAACCATTGATTGATACAGGCCACATGCTAAACAGCGTCGATTATGATTATGGTAAAAAAGAATGAATTTACATCAAATCGCAAGCGGCGCAATCAGTTCAGTTAATCCATTTATTCCGATGTTTTTTACTATCAATCAAGGCTATGACACTGAGTCAGACGGCACAAGAATACCCAAAACGCGAATCGTAAACACCATTGGCCAATGGCAAAACATCACAGCTAAAGAATTGCAGCATTTACAAGGCATGAATTTACAAGGTGATTTAGGTGTAATTTATGTCAATGGCTCTTTTGATGGCGTGGTACGCAGTGAAAAAAGAGGCGGCGATACAGTCTCTTTTAATAACAAATGTTGGTTAGTTGTTCAAGTTTTGGAGCAATGGCCAGACTGGTGTAAATTAGCAATCTGTTTGCAGAGTAATGACAATGTATAATCCAAGCATTACAGATAAGCAAGTTTTTGAAGCATTACGCGCCTTTTTGTTGCTTGTTTTGCCAACAGGGACAGAAGTTGTTAGGTCGTTAAATAACAAAGTAGCAATGCCAAAAGGTAATTTTGTTACCATGCAAGCAGTCACTCAAGCACGGTTAGCGACAAACATCACTGAAAACACACTCAGCGAAAATGGCGACACCCAAAGTATTAAACAAAAAATAGAGTACAGTATTCAATTAGACGTTTACGGTATCAATGCGGCTAATAATGCGGTCACAGTCAGCACGTTATTTAGAGATGCTTTTGCTTACGATTCATTTCCTGAAAACATCAAGCCTTTGTATTGTGATGACCCAAAACAAATTGAATTTAGTAATGCCGAAATGCAGTACGAAAACAGATTTATGATTATGTTATATTTGCAGTATGACCCTGTGGTCACGGTGGACACTCAACTTGCTACAGAATTGAATCCGCCTTTTATTTATCCAGTTATTGAGGGCTTATTATGAGTTCAATTCCTATTAGCACAATTATTCAGGTTAATCCGAATGTGGTCGGCACGGGTGGCAACCCCCTCGCGTTAAATTTGGTTGTTGTCACTAAAGATGATGGCGTGCCAAGCGGTAGTATTTTACAGTTTGATTTAGCCGCATCCGTTAGTGATTACTTTGGCAGTTCTAGCGCATTGGCACGAATTGCAGATGTATATTTTCAGGGATATGACGGTGCGACTCAATTACCATCCTCTTTGTATGTAGCTCATTATGCTGACACCAATGATAAAGGCTATATTTTTGGCGGCTCAATGGCGGCTATTGATTTAGACACGCTCAAAACCTACACAGGCACTTTAATTGTTACGATTGCAGGTGTGGCAAATACATCGGCAAGTATTAACCTAAGCGCAGCTACAAGTTTTAGTGATGCCGCATCTATCATTCAAGCCGCATTCACTTTGCCCGATTTTGCAGTGAGTTATGATTCACAGCGCGAACGTTTTGTAATTGCGTCAACAAGTGCAGGCGTGAGTGAAACGGTTATTTATCCAACTGGCACAATCGCAACAAGCCTCAAGTTTACACAGGCAACAGGCGCGGTATTAGGTCAAGGCATTGATGCAGAAAACCCTAGCGATGTTTTAGACCGTGTGGTAAATGCCACTCAAAATTGGTCAACTTTTATGACTGATTACGAGCCATTACTTGCCGAGAAAAAACTTTATGGCGCGTGGGCTAATAGCTCTAATCAGCGTTATTTATACGTTTGTTATGACACAGATTCTAATGCCATTATTGCTAATCAGTCGTCAACTTTTGGCCGATTCTTAATTGATGGTAAATATGACGGCACTGTATGTATTTCGGGTGATGCAGCCGTAGCGACAGCAGCAAGCACAACGGTATTGGCTCAGGCGCATGACATCGCCTCGTTTTTAGCGGGTACGATTGCGAGCATTGACTTTACTGCAACAGGTGGGCGTTTAGCCTTTGCGTTTAAACATCAATCAGGTTTAGCGATTAACGTCAATGACCAACAAATTGCAGCTAATTTAATCGGTAACGGTTATAACTTCTACGCCACCTACAGCGAAGCAAGCAATGATTTTAACTGGTTCTACAATGGCAACATTGCAGGGCGTTGGGTGTGGTTAGATTCCTATGTAAACCAAATCTACCTAAACAGCCAATTCCGTTTGGCAGGTGCTACGCTTTTAGATTCGGCAAACGCGGTGGACTATGGCACAGTGGGTCAAGCCTTAATCCGCGAATCGTTCAAACCAACAATTGAGCAAGCGTTAAATAGCGGCATTATTCGCACTGGCATTACGTTGTCGTCTGCACAAGCAGCACAAGTTAATGCTCAGGCAGGGTTAAAGATTGATAACTTCCTGCAAACCGATGGTTATTATTTGCAGATTAAAGCACCGAGCGCACAGGATAGAGGCTTGCGTAAATCGCCAATTATTAACTTTTGGTACACAGACGGCGGCGCGGTACAGCAAATCGTTTTAAATTCTTACAATGTGTTATAAGGGGTAATTTATGAACATTACTAGCTCAAACAGTGTTTTTGTGATGAACTTTGGCACATTGTTTCCGATTGCTCAAAAGTTAGAGGGATATGCTACCGACGATAGCTTTATGGCAGATGTGGTAGAGATTGCTCAAACAGTCATGGGGGTTGATGGTAAATTGTCGGCAGGTTATGTGCCTAATCCTACGGTGATGACTATTACTTTTCAGCCCGACTCACCAAGTATTAACAAGTTTGAATTCTTGATTGCGTCGATGAAGCAAGCGCGTGATATTTTTGAATTATCGGCAACGATTGCTTTACCATCAATTAGTCGTTCTTACGCTTGCGTTAGAGGTGTGTTGACTGAGTACAAACCATTACCCGATGCTAAAAAACTATTGCAACCAGTGACATATAAAATCACATGGGAATCAATTCAGGTTGGCGCGGTTTGACAAGATTGATTAGCCTAGCGTAAAAGCGAAAAGTCAGCACCCCACATGACAGGCTAATCAACATAGTGGGGATAATTTATATTATCTGTGGGGGATATAATGGCAAGACGTAACGAGTATTTTACAGTAGATAAAGAGTGCCGAGATTTTGGTAAAACTTTTTGTATTACTGAAATGACCGCATTTAATGCAGAATCATTTGCTATTCGCGCAGGTTTGGCATTGTTAAAAAACAATCCTAGCCTAAAAGATGATTTTATGGAAAAAGTCAAAGATGGTACGGTAACTTTTGAAGAGATTTCAACTTGGGGATTAGGGTTGTTTTCAGCAGTTGATTATTATGACCTAGAGCCACTACTCAAAGACCTGCTTAAATGTGTACAAATTATTGTTGATAAAAAATCAATGATTATGCGGCATTTAGAAGATGAAGATATTGAAGAATTAAGCACAATTATTGAGCTTAGAAAACGCGCTTTAGGCTTACATATAAATTTTTCTACAGCCGCGGACACCCAAAATACGGCTACATAGAGTCGTTAAACGTGCGTCAAATCGGTTATGCTAATGTACCAAGTATAATCGGTTTGATAGTGTCTAAGCGGTATGCAACCTTGCACGAATTAAAGACAACAATAGGCATGGCAGAGGCTTATGACTTAGTTGAGATTATCTCAGTCGATGCGTACAACTCATATTTAGCGAGTAAGAAATAATGGCGACAGTGATTGATGCGTTGGTGGTTACATTGGGCTTAAACGCTCAAGGCTTTTTGCAGGGTAATCGTGAAGCTAATCAATCACTAGACCGCACCCGCACAAATACACGCACATTGACAGCCGAAGAAGAAAAGCGTGAAAAACTCAATAAGAAAAATCGCACAGACCGAGACCGTGACCACGTTAAGCAAAAAACACAGCAAAAAGAAAACATTGATGCTTATCGCGAGCTAACAAAACAAGCCGTGTCATTTTTTGGTGTCGCTACAACATTTGGTGGTATGGCTTCATGGATTGGTGGTATCACTCAGGCTAATTCGCAGTTATATCGCACATCTAATAATTTAGATACGGGTGTCGAGTCCCTAAAAGAATGGGGCATGGCCATTGAGCAAACGGGCGGTGATGCTAAGTCAGCAGTTAGCACAATGCAAATGCTTAGTAAGATGATGACCGAGATTAAATACGGCATCTTACCTGCAAACATGGGTTTATTTAATGCGTTAGGTGTTGACCTTTTCAAGGCAGCTCAATCAGGTGAACCGCTTGTTGAAGTGCTGAAAATGATTAACAAGGGCGCACAGGGCATAAAAGAAAAAAACGGTATTAGAGATGCGATTAACTCAATACAGATGCTTGGTGTCGATTACGACATGGCTAATCTGTTGGTTAAAGATGAAAAAGCATTAAATGCTTTTTTGGCCAGTGCCGACAAAATCAATAAATTAAACCAAAGCGGCGCGGAAAACTCAGCTAAATTATCGCAACAATGGGTTATTTTAAAACAAAAAGGCGAGGCGTTAGGCCAAACCATTGAAGAAAAAGTCACGCCAAGAATCTTTGATTTTATCAAAGGCTTAGAAAAATTAGTTGAAGAAAACCCGAAAGCGGTTGCGGCAGTTGGTATTTTGGCAGGCGCGTTTTTAGTCAAGTTTTCGCCCGTTCGTGCGGTACTTGCAGGTATAGCAGGGTTATTAGTTGCAGATGATTGGGTAACGTGGGCAAACAAAGGCGAGTCACAAATAGGCAGGTTGATTGCAGCTGCTAAGCAGTTTTGGTACACATTTAACGGTGCGTTTACAGAAAAAGAAAAGTTAGATTTAGATGTAAGTTTTGCTCAAAAACTGAAAAAAGGCTTAGAGACCGTGGGTGCGGTTAATGATGCGGTGTTGTTAGGTGTTGATAGCTCACAAAGCAAAATCAGCAAAGGTCAAGGTGATGTTGGTGTACGCAAAACAGGAAAAGGCGAAAAAGAGCAATTAAACCGTTATAAGTTTACAAAAAAAGAACTGATAGGCGATTTAATCAAAAAAGGATACTCATTCAAAGAGGTTCAAGAGCAAGCGAATTTTTACGAAAAAGAGGCAGGATTAGATAATAGAGGTAGGATTAACTCACAGATAAACATTGCATCAAAGTTAAATCAAGACGCGCGGCAATTAGCGGCACAGCCTCAAGTTGGTGGCGGTAATTCAACATCGACAAACACAAACAGTACAAGCGTTGGTCAGGTCATTATCAATACTCAAGCAAGCGATGCGCGTGGGGTTTATAATGAGTTTGTAAATCGCGTCTTGGTCAATCAAGCAGAATCGGGAGGCTTTTAATGCCTATTACACCTGTCAATAAATCATTATTTCCCGATATACCTAATGCCTTGGGTGTCCCTGCATTGCGTAGAGAATTGACAAGCAGACAAACCACGCGTCTAGTTATTAGCCGTATTTTATCGCGTATTTTGTTAAGTCGTTTTACAAGGGCGGGTGTGTGGGGGCTTTATGATATAAAAGATGGTAAAGTCTCACGCGCTGATTCTGTTTTCTCTTTGGATTTTAAAGGCGCGTCAAAAATATCAGAAGTGCCTTTGCAAAATGGGTCATTCGCCGCTTACAACAAAGTACAGTTGCCTAATTTTCAGCTATTGCGATTAGTAAAAAAAGGCAATGATTTAGAGCGCAATCAGTTTTTAACCGAGATTGATAACGCCAAAAAAAGCACCGACCTGTATTACATTGTCACGCCTGAAAGGACGTATTTTAATATCAGTATTGAAGATTATGCTTACAAGCGCACCGCACAAGATGGCGTGTCTATGCTGATTGTTGATATTACGCTTAAAGAGATTCGACAAGTCAGTCCTGCATTCTCTACCGTTAAACTTGAGTCGGCTAAGACACCTACAGCAGCAAGCCCAAAGGCAAGTGGCATGGTACAATTACAGCCAGTACCACCTGCTAAACAGCAATCTGTTTTAACTTCTATTCGTGAGAGATTATGATGTTTGAAGTACCGCTACAAGCAACAGAAAGTCAAACAATTACAATTTTGCTTAATAACCAAAATTGCCAAATCAACATTTATCAAAAAAGCACAGGCTTATACTTGGATTTATTCAAAGATAACGAGGTGATTATTAGCACTCGTTTATGCGTTGACAGGATACCTGTTGTCCGAAATCGTTCAAGCGGTTTTATCGGTGAGTTGTATTTTGTCGATGGTTCGGGGACTCAAAATCCCGACTATTTGGGGCTTGGTACTAATTTTAGGTTGTATTATGTCTAACTCATTTGAGAATCCCAAAAAGATACGATTTACATTTACGCTTGCAATCGGCTCTTTTGAAGATGGTAGCAATCAGGTAATTATCGAGGGGTTTAGGTCAGCCGTTGAGATTCAAAAAGCGGGCGGGTCAATGATGGTAACTGCCACAGCTAAAATATGGGGCTTGTCTCAAGACATAATGAGCCGCCTAACTACACTGGCATTTTTCGCTTTTACCTACGCCAAAAACACGATAAAAATTGAGGCAGTGGATGGGGATACAGCGACAACGGTTTATACGGGTTCAATCCTAAATGCGTGGGCAGATTACTCAGCCACACCCGATGTGTTTTTGTACATTGAAACGCAGGTCGGACATTTTAGCCAGTTGACCATTGATAAAACGCTAGAATATCAAGGTGTTTGGCAAGTGGCTAATTTAATGGAAATTATTGCAAACAGGTTAGGCGTAGCGTTTGAAAACAATAACGTAACCAAAACGATTAGCAACCCAAAATACAACGGTTCTTTGATTGACCAATTACGGCAGCTTAGCCAAGACACGCAAACTGACTTTTATCTTGATAATGATGTATTGGCCATTTGTCCTAGAAATGTGCCGAGAACTGTTGGCCAAAATGTAATACCCATAATATCGGACAAAACGGGCATAATTGGCTATCCTACATTTAATACAGTTGGTATTATTTTTAGAACGTTGTTTAATCCTGCTATTGTTTTTGGCGGTCAAATCACGGTTGAATCAGACATAAAACAAGCCAACGGGCTATGGCAAACATTTTCTATCAATCACTATTTAGAATCTGAAAAACCCGATGGCCAATGGTTTAGTACAATCACCTGTTTATTTTCGGGGTTAGTACCGCGATGAGTTTAGAAATTAGACAAGGTAATCAGACTAAAACATCGGCATCTAGCGACTACAACGCGCTTGTGTTCTTTTTTAATCAAATGATAAACAAAAAGCACACGATGACATTGGTACAAGTTAAGCAAGTTAATGACGATGACACGGTGAATGTTCAGCCACTTGTGAGCATGCTTGATGCTAAAGAAATTCCCCACCCTTACGGCCTTTTGTACTCGTTACCTGTTATGCGTTTGCAGGGTGGTAATAGTGCGGTAATTTGTGACCCACAGGTCAATGACATTGGTTTGGCTATTTTTGCAGACCGTGACATTAGTAATGTGATTGAGACTAAAGCAGAGTCTGGCCCTAATAGTTATCGCGTAATGAGCATGAGTGATGGGGTATATTTATCGGGTTTATTAAATGCCGACCCTACGCAATATATTAAATTTAACGGCGGCTTTATTGATATACTAAGCGCACTGACACAAATTAGCGGTAATTTGTCGGTACAAACAGGTGCAACAGGCAGTTTTACAAGCCCCACTGGGCAGGTGATTACTGTCAATAATGGCGTGGTGGTGAACATAACATGACAACTATCAATACAGCATATTACGCAAACGTACTAAAGCAAATTGACGAAGTGACATCGTGCGCTCATTTGCAGGCGACCACTGATATAGTGATTAACGACATTAAAAAGCAGATTGATGATGTTAACGCGCAAATACAAAAACTCTTGCCAATAAAAGCATTGCTTGAATTACCCACGAGTCCCGATGAAGTTGTCGAGTGGATTAAGGGGTTAGTCGATAGCGTTATTAAGCCTTTGGTTGCTCCTACCGTAACTTATCAGTCACAGTCGGCCGCGTTAGTTTTGACACTTGGTCAAATCATTAGCAAGATTAACGAAAAGAAAAATGACTTTGATAATTGCGAGATTGTTCAACCATGACAACATTATTGCTTGACCAAAGCACATGGGATTTAGTTGTAGATGCTTCGGGTAACATTGCGCTTGCATCTTCGCCTTATTCTTTGGCTCAAGATGTTGCGAGTGCGTGTCGTTTGTTTTTGGGTGAGTTATGGTATAACGTAGATAAAGGCGTTCCGTATAATGAAGAAATTCTAGGCAAACTACCGACCGAAGATGCGCTCAAACAGTATTTAATTAACGCGGCCTTGTCTGTTGAAAATGTAACCAGTGCCGATGTTGTGATAAACTCGTTTGATGGTCGGTCATTATTGGGTAGCATTGTATTTGTAGATAATTTGGGGAATACACAAAATGTCGGGTTCTAGCAGCGTACCGAATATACAGTTTACAGATAACGGCCTAGTATTGCCCCAAGAGTCTGATATTTTAGACGGTTGTTTTACTGACATTAACGCTGCATTTGGCAATCAATTAACCACTAATTTAGAAACGCCACAAGGCCAGCTTGCGTCTAGTTGGACGACTATCATTGCAGATAAAAATGATAGTTTTGCTCAGTTTGTCTCACTCGTTGACCCAGCAACATCTAGCGGCATCATGCAAGATGCTATCGCCAAACTTTACTTTTTAGAGCGTAATCCACCTTTGCCAACAATCGTTAATGTTGATTGTATTGGCGTGGTCGGCACTGTCATTCCTGCCAATACACAAATCACCGATATTGACGGCAATCTTTATTATGCGGTTGATGGTGGCACAATTGGTATTAGCGGGACAGTTACGTTAGAGTTTGCCAATTTTGTTAATGGTGCAATCCCTTGCTCAATCAATAGCGTCAAGATTTATCAGTCCGTTGCAGGTTTAGACCGTGTCGAGAATTTAGCGGCGGGTACGCTTGGTCGAGACGCTGAAACCCCACAGGCTTTTGAGTACAGACGCAAGTTAAGCGTTTTTCAAAATGCTAATGGGTCAGTCGGTGCTATATTCTCAAACGTGTTAGCCGTTGCTAATGTATCCGATGCGATTGTTATCAATAACCCAAGAAGCACGTCATTAAGTTACGGTTCGACTAATTATGTCCTTGCGCCTAATTCCGTTTATGTCGGTGTTGTTGGTGGTGATGATAATTTAATCGGCAGGGCTATTTTACAAAAACTAAATTTAGGTTGCGGTATGAATGGCAACACGACAGTCAGTGTACCTGATACTAGCTACAGCTCCCCACAGCCTACTTATGACATTATTTTTAATCGCCCCACTGATACACGGTTAAGAATAGCCGTACAGATTCAAAATTCTGCATTGTTGCCAACAGGAATCACTCAAAGCGTAAAAGATGCAGTATTGGCCGCGTTTAATGGTACAAATGGTCAAAGGGCGCGAATTGGTGGTGCTGTATTGGCAAGTAACTTTTATTTTGCGATTAGCAGTGTAGGCGCGAATGTGTTTATTTTATCGGTGTTAGTCGCTAAAGGTACGCAATCACCGATTTTTAACAGCATATCCTTTGGTATTGATGAAAACCCTACGCTTGACGAATCCGATATTTTAGTGAGCTTGGTATGATTAACTATCAGCAGACAATTATTAGTCAGTACGCGCAATCGCCGACTATTTTGCAGATGCTTGATAATGTGAATCAGTGGATTAGTGTTGATGTTGATTTTTATAACTTCACAAACTGGATATGGAACATCGAAACGGCGCGCGGTTTTGGCTTAGATATTTTAGGCCGCATCTTAGGCATCACACGCCGATTTTTTGTTATTCAGATTGAAAACTATTTTGGCTTCGATGGTTCGGGGGCGCAGCCTTTTGACCAAGCACCTTTTTATAACGGCGCAAGTGATGCTGATGCGGTTGTATTAGATGATGACGATTACAGACGTATTTTATTAACAAAGGCTTTTTTAAACATATCACCAATAACAGCATTAAATATCAATCGCGCCTTAACAATGCTTTTTGTTGGACGCGGCAAATGTTATGTTATTGATAATCAAGACATGACCATTGATTATACGTTTGAGTTTGTTTTGTCTGATTTAGACAAAAGCATTATCAATACACTTATGCCGCAAATCGCAGGCGTGAGTGTAACTATTAACGAGATTTAATTATGCAATTAGCTGATAGCCCTCGCAAAGTTGCCCTAGCATTTGCCAAGAACGGTGATAAAGACACCATTCCCGAAAGCTCTAGTCCATCGGCGGGACGTGCATCAATGAATGATGGTTTTCCACCTGAGACACGACAGCCTGTGGGTAGTGGTGGCATTCCGCCGAATGGTTTAGACATGAATGGTATTTTGTACTATTTGTCATTGTTGAATCGTTGGCAGTCGGCGGGTGGTGGCTTTGTTTATGATTCTGTTTTTGCCAATGATGCAGATGTGGGCGGCTATCCTAAAGGCGCGATATTGTTGCGAAGTGGTGGCGATGGTTTTTGGTTAAACCTTGCCGATAACAATGTAAACAATCCCGATACAGGCGGCGCGAACTGGCAGCCCATTAACAATGTCGGTATTACATCAAAAACATTAACAGGTAGTGATGTTACGCTAACTAATGCCGAAGCCTCAAAAGATATTATTGTTTTGTCGGGTACATTGACCGCTAATGTCAATTTGATTATG